ATTCTGTCCAACTAAAATGATTTTCAAACTTAGGTTTATTTGATTTAATGTAAAAATGTCTTTTACCTTTATACTTATCATAAAAGTTATCTATACCCACAGGGGATATAAGTTCGGTAAAAGGAATCACTTGATTCCTCCTATCATTTTTACTATTTTATTATACCTCCAATACACTTCCATAATATCTTGTCTGTTATGGGAGGCTTTAGCATGGGGGTTATACTTTGGGTGCCAAGGTTGATAACTTAACGCTGTAAGATGCACCTGCCATATTTCATCTAATGGTAACTGTACTTTCTTAAAATTTGTTGTTCTTTTCTTATGTCCTTTTACTTCTGGTTCGTAAAAAGCAGAAGTATCCGAGCCATCAAAACTATTCCATCTACAGTCTAATTCTTGAACTATTTTTGATGATTCTTTTCTATGTGGCGACCCTATCTTCTCCATAAAATACCATTTGTAAGTTCCATTCCATTGTGCTTGCACACTTATTGGGTCAATCCAGTCTTTTGCTTTTTCACAGTCTATTAACATAACACTATCACACCACCAACCTCTTGCGTGTTCTGTATCCTGCCACTTTTTATCATTCATTTGTAAACTATCCCAAACCATGCCAAAAGGTTTGCCTTTTAAATTAGTTTTCCATAGATGGTAAATATCTCTAAAATTTATCATATCTACATCTGTGTAAATTGCTCTGCCTTTAAACCCACATAGTTCTGGTATTGCATATCTAAAGCAAGTAAATGGTGTTCCCCATCCCTTTCTTTTCCAGTCAGGAAACATACTAGGTCTTAGAAATGTAACTTCTACTGGATGGTCTGTATTCTTAAATATACTATACAAATAGATTGATTCTATTGTCGGTTCTTCATGTTCACTTGTTCCTATAAACAGTCTTATAGGTTCCTCATCGCTAGGTCTTCTGCTTAGACCTTTCTTAAAGATACCTGTTTCTTCATTACTCATCGTGATGCCTGACATAAGCTATCAAATCTCCTTTTACTAAATGGGCGTTCATATTCCAGATATTACCTGTGCTAATATGTTCGCCCTCAAATCTCATATTAAGTGTGTTCTTTTTAAAATCATATAAACCATACTCAGTTACTTCTAGCATTTGAGTTAATGTTGTATAATCTTTACCTACAATTATTGGAATCTTTCCCTTTTCTGCTCTTAAAACATAAATTTGGTCTCTCTTTTTAATTATGTTTGGTAGCATAAAACCTTTTTCTGTGGGTCTTACTATCACTAGCTTTTCTATCTGCTCTTTGAATGAACCATGTATACTAATATCTTCTAATACTGTGCGTCCATGCTCTCTCCAATAAGGAAAAGTACAGTTATATGTTTCCATTCTTTTTTCAGGTGTAAACTCATGCCACATTAAAAAAGTATCACACCAAGGAAACTGACTATCTCGTTGTCCATCCATCCATTTATCTACTTCTGCCCCTAGTTTTGCTAAACTTTTTGGTAACTCTACCATACTTGTGATTCTCCTCGTATAAACCCTACTAATACATCTCTCTTGCCCCACTCTAACGGTGTGCTTTCATGCAAGTGAAAAGATGTGAATATTATTAAACTTCCTTTGTCTTTCATTGTTTTAAATTTGTGTCTAAATTCCGATTGAGGCATATCACTTATTAGTCCTTCAAACTTGGGGTTACTTAAAATATCAGGTCTACTATATGTTTCTGCTACTTCTAAGTTACCACCCCCATAATCTAAAGGGCTACTCAATTGTATACTTAAACTTATCTTTCGCATAGATACTCTATTCTTTATCATATCTAGCGTTGGTCTGCAATCTCTGTGTGCAGTAAAAAATTGTCCTTTCTTTTTGTATCTTATAAAGTTAAACTCATGCTGTGGTCTTAAATGGTATAACTTAAAATTATATGTTTTATTATTATAAAACTCTACAGCTTTGTATATCTTTTCATACAAACTTTGTGTTATATCACATTGCCATATTCTATCACAATCTCGTAAGTCAAGGTCAATACCTCGATATCGAGTTCCAGCTGGTTTAAATTGTTTTGTTTGGATTCGGTAAAATTCATCTATCTCTTTGTTTGATAGGAAATTAGGTATGTGACCACATATGTCTGAGGGATTATTTTTGTCCTGACTGATTTCTAATCTCATCTTTTACCATTTGTTTGATTGTTTCTAATAATCTGGGGTAGCTTTCAAATTCTTCTATATCTTTTGAAGGATGTGCTATATTTTCTAAAGCTACCACCCTATCTTCAAGTTCTTCCAACCACTCTTCGTTTTCTTCAAATCTTGCTTGTGCTGGTTCGTGGTTGTCAAACCAATCAGCGTGTTTTTGCATATCCCTTTTCCAGAATAGCATTTGAAGAAACTGTTTAAACATTTTTAATGAATTGTTCAAGGTTTTCGAACGCTTCGTTGTATGTATTTTTTATTGATATGTCCATTACAAATCTAGGAGTATCTCCCATGTTTCTATCACTCATCCAAGTAGTAGAGCCGTCAAGCTCTCCTATTAAGCAAGTCCAGTCTTTTGTATCTGCTGGTCTATGCCTATCGGTAATCTTTGTTCTTTTACCATCTTTAATATAATTTGTAAATCCATGTCCACTATTGTGTATAAATTTTACAAATTTTCTTGGCTTATCACCACCATTATGCCAACCTGTCCACCCTGTTGCTGGGGGTTGAAATAATATTGTATCGTAATAGAACTTACCTAACACTTCTCCCATTGCCATATCGTTTATAGCTCCAATCAAAGCTCCTGTTAATTGCTTATATCTAGCTGTTGCTGTTCTACCTACCCAATCTACACTATTACTTACTTCAGGATGTCCACTAAAATTAGGGTTATCTAAATACTGTCGTAAATCTTCTACTGATGTTTTTGGTAATGGGTGGTGTTTCCACTTATGAGGTAGTCTATAAAACTCCTCAGCTATACTATCTAATCTAGTTATTAATGCTCTTTTCTTTATCGGAATTGCTTTCATCGGTCGTAACCTCTCTGTAGTAAACTACTACATCTTTGAGTTCGGTAATATACCTTTTTAACTCTTGCATATTATATGCCATTGTTTCATAATCAGGAATAGTCATAGCAAGGAATACTAGCTCTCCCTCTTGTTCTTCTATAACTGCGAACTGTTCTTCGAAGTTTTCTGGTGTAATAGTTAACCACATGACTTCTTTTAAGTCTATCTCACGAGGCATGATAGGTTGAACTATCGTTCTCTCGATTGGTTTTGCTACTACCTCTATTTGTTTAGTTGGTATTAGGCTGCAGTTGGAGACCATCGTCAAGGTCATCAACAATAACGCTGAGTGCTTCGATGTCTTCCATAATGTGTTTTGTTCCATTGTTTATCTTCCTTTGCATATCAACTGGGTCACCTATTATTTTGGCAGTCAGTTCATAATTTCTTATAAATTCTGAATATCTATTCAGTTCTCTTTGAGCAGCTTGACTTTTTATAGTCATTTCTTGTAGTTGCTCTGTCTGTAATTTAAAGTCATTAGTCATTACATCTAATGCTTCTTGTTGGGTAGCTACTGCTCCCTCTAGTGCCATGTTATTTGCTTTTAAGGTTATATTTTCTTGGTATAACCAATATCCACCTAGTCCTAGCACTATAATTATTCCTATTAAAAATTGGTTCATAATTGTGTTATCCTGTAGTTAAGTCCTTCTGCTCCTCGTATTTCTACTAACTCATCATCATCTGTCGTAAAGGATATAAACTTATCTTGTTTCTTGTGGAATTTTTTTACTACATATTCCTTATCATCTGAATCTCCCCATATTTGATTATAACTTATTTTTAAGCTATATCTAGGAAAGAAATAATACTTTACACTTAAGTAAGTATCTATGAAGAATTCTTTTACTATTACTAAGAATTGTTTTACTCTGTCCATTCTCCACCTTCAAACATTGTTGCTTCAGCTTCTCGTCTACGAGTTAATCCCTCTAAGACTTTTCCACCTGCTTTGTTCCATCTTTTGATTTGATTAGGCACATCAGGATAATCTCCTGCATTTAACCTTTTTAGTAATGTAGATGCTTCTAAATTTGCTGAGCCGAGATTGTATACCCATGAAACTAAGGCATCAAACTGGTTTTGTGATAATGGGCAAGTGACTAAATTATTAATGTAACCTTCATACTCGTGTAATTCTACTTCTAGCATATGGTCAGCATGGTCTTCACTCCATTCATCTCCAGGTTGCACATCTTTTGTGTGTCCATACCCGATTGTCCATACTCCTGCAGGACATTTATATGCTTTTAGCACACAGCCCTCAAAGTGTTTAATTAAGTCTATTCCATATTGTGATGTTTTCATACTTGCTCCTAAGCAATGGGGTGGCTTGAACCACCCCATTATCGTTGACAGTCTATGTAAGATAAGAAATGTTTATTCCGATTATGCTAGCACCAAAACTTAATAAAAAGATTTGATTGACAGCTTCGCAGAACTCTCCATTCTCACATATTGTATCACGAACTTTGATAGCGATTGCTTTCATTTTAATTTATCTCCAAGACTTTCCTCTTAGAATCTGGAGTTCGTGATAAGTTGATTGTCAGTAATCCGTCTTGTAGATTTAC